GCGCTGGCGGTTGAGGGGCTGCGTAGCACTTAGGGCAAGAAGGCTTGCCGCCGACGCCCCAAAGCTCTTCGGGCCTATAGTCACCAGCTGCGAGCAGGGCATTTTCTTCGGCGGTTGGCGTGCAGCAGGCTGGCGGTTGAGCTGCTTCGGCCTGCTGCTCAAAATAAGTCTGCGTCACGGTTCGCATCTGCGTGAAAACTCCGCACGGGCCGAGCTTTTGAACTTCGTCCTCGATGCGACTGAACTGGCTACGCAGCCAGCCGGGTATTGGGTGCTTGCTCATGTTTTCGATTCCTTCGCGCTCTGCGCATAACGGGCCTGACGCTCTCTGGAGCAGGCCTTGTGGTTTCCACGGGCACGGTAGCCATTGCAGATATCGCATTTGCTCTTTACGGCGAACCACGGGGCAGGGATTGGCTGTAGCGTTGTGGCGCGGTGGGCTGAGGTCATAGCTGCTCCAGAATTCGCATGCCGATCCAGCGCACGACTGGCACGGCCTTGCTGTTACCGATCGCTTTGTAACGCGGGCCGTCCGGACATAGACCCAAGACCCTGCCGCGCCAAGGAATGCGGGTGTAGTCGTCAGGGAATCCCTGCAGGCGCTCACATTCCCGCGGTGTGAGTCGGCGAACTGATGAGCCACCGACTAACATGTCCGATTCTGTAACCGGGTTGCTGTTATTGCGCATGTTTCCGGCGCGAAGTGTCGGTGAGACGTCCGCGACAATCGGCTGACCTCTGTCAGTGCCGTCCTCACTTCCGTCAAAGCCATCAGCTTTCAGGGTGTGCGTGACTTCACCTGTTATGCACACAGCAACCTGGCCCCCCGCGTTGGCGTGGCTGGAACCGTGACCCATTGCCCGTAGCGTAGGAGCAACATGACCGGCGTCAGCGCCGTGATCCTTGCAACTGAATGCTGTGACCACTATCGGCGCCGCTCGCGACCTGTCTCCGCTTGTTGTGATCGGCCGGGAAGTCTCTGACTCAAGAAAGGTGCCTTCCTTGTAGTCGTCCGCAATGAATGCTTTGCCGGTCTGAACAACGAGCAGGCCTTGCTCGGCGTCCTGGCTCGTTGCACTGCCAGCAGCTTTTCCGTTGGCTTGAAGCGTTCCTGCGACTGCAAGGAAGTGGCCGCACGCTGCGCCATCTGGCCTGCCGCCGGCACCGCCGCTGAACGCATGACTGGTAAGGGCTCCAACAACTTGAAGGCCGCCCGCAAGATCGAAGTCTGTGCCCAGTCCGCCGCCGCCGGTAGATCTGGAGCTGAGCGTGCCGGTAACGTCATGAGACGGCTGAACGAAAAACGTCTCGCTTTCCATATCCATGCGTGTGTCCTTGGCTGTAAGCGTTGCCGCTCGCTCAACCGAACCTGCCAAGCTGTGCCCGCCGAATGCTGGTATGCCGCCGAACATGCTCACCGCTGGCCCCTCATCACCCTCGCAGTTCGGGCAGCCGTAATGGCCTAAATCTTCGCTGAACACATGTCCGCATCCGCACTGCAGTGCAGGGCCGAAAGGAGCTGTTCCGGTAACGTCTTGCCCCTCGCCTCGGCGCGGCGCAGTATCCCGGCGCACGCCTTCGCGCTCAAAAAGTACCGCGGTGGGATCGAAGTCTGCTCGAGCACTTGCGACAAGGAACACACGACGGCGTCGTTGGGCCAGGCCGAAATATTGGGCGTCCAGGATCCGCCACGCGATTGTTCTTTTGGGTCCATACACACAACCAGCGTCCTGCCACCGTTTCCCTGGAGGCTGCAGCTCGCAGTCTTCCCCAGCAAGCGCGCCAAGAAAGCATCCGAAGGCGTTGCCTTTGTCGGAAAGGACACCGGGGACGTTCTCCCAGACGATGATGCTTTCGGGTTGGTTTCGACTGGTTCGAACATGGTCAACTGCATCTGCAAGATCCACATATTTGATAGTTAGGGCACCGCGCGGGTCGAGCATGCCCTGTCTCATGCCGGCGACACTGAATGCCTGGCACGGCGTTCCGCCTACAAGCACGTCCGGCGCTTTGATCTTGCCAGCCAGGACCAGGGCCCCGAGCTTTGTCATGTCGCCAAGGTTCGGCGTGCGAGGGTAGTGGTAGGCCAGTACGGCGCTGGGGAAGGGTTCAATCTCGGCGAACCAAACCGGTTCCATGCCCAGCGGGTGCCAGGCTGCGGTCGCGGCCTCAATGCCGCTGCACACGCTTCCATACTGCAGGGGCGGGTATTGCTGGTGAGCGGACATAGTTCATCCTCGCCGGGGTGGCGTGAGTCGTTTAAGTGGGGAGGGTGGTTCAGATTTCTGCGAAGACCGGAACGCCCTTCCGGCGACAGAGGTCCGCCAGGGCATCCCAAGGGTCTGTGTACCCGAGCTGCTTCACGCGTTGATCGAGGCTGTCCCATGCGCCGGCGTTGGATGCCTCGGCCTTCGCCGCGCGTCGCGCTTCGATGCGCGCAAGGATTTTCCGGCAGCGCTTGCAGGTGACCATTTCTGTGTAGGCGGTGAGATGTTCGGGCCAGAACTCGCCCTCGGTGCTGCAGAAGACGCGATCCGACTCGTCAACGTCTGGGTCGTAGTGAACGACGCGACCTCGGCTCATGCATCCACCTCTTCACCCTCGCATACACTCGGGTAGCCAGCCTTCGCCAAAGCGATTACGTGTTCTGCCTGCAGTACCAGCTTCGGCAAGCGGTCAACCCAGCCTTGCTTGTGGGCCTCAAGCATTGCCTCTAGGGCATCCAGCAACTGGGGTGCAGTGCGCATTAGATAGGCGTTTGACCAGGTCTCTTCGCCGATAACATGCTTGATCCCGTTGTGGTCCATCGGCTGGAGAGTTGCGATCTCCAGAGCTTCGCCTTCACGCTCGACGCAGATGCAGTAGTCGTGGCGATCAACGAGCCATTTTTCTCTGGTATGCATAGCAATCTCCAGGCACGCGCCGCCCTCCGTGTCCGGTGGTGGCAAATTGGTTGGGGGTGAGCTATAGATGATCACCGGTATGGAGCCGGTTAAAGGAGTTGAAAATGAAACGTCGCGACTATTTTATTGAGGCGAACAGGCTTTCAAATGCATTCGGTGAAAAAATGGATGCTGCAAGAGTTTTCAGGGAAAACGATCCAGAGCTTGAGGCGCCTGGCGCGCTTGATAAGTACTGGGAGCTAGAAAACGCAGCAAGCGCGGCAGCGGGAGAGTGGACGAATTTCTGCGCAGAGCAGCGCCCTCTTATTCAGGGATGATTACCTCATCCCCCGGGTCTTGCTGGATCATCAGCATGCTCCTGCGGTGAAACTCCAACGCCACGATTTTAGACACTGTGATTTCGTGGCGCGGAACCTCAAGCAGCGGCAGCGCGCCACCCGGCCCTAACTCATGCAGATGGTGAATCATCAGAGTCAGCGCCTCGCCCTGTTCCTCGATGCCAGCCCATGCCATCAGCTCACTCAGTGCCTGCTTCGTGCCTGGCCGCACCCTGAGCCGCAATTCTTCTTCCCCGGCCTTCTGCCGCTTGAGAGCCGTCCGCTCGTTCCGCTGTTGTGGGGTTAGGGCCATGTCGTTTCACCATTGCGCACGAACTCAGTGTCGGCGCCGACGTCCAGTAAGTGGCATACCCGGTTGATGATCTTCAGCTCAGCATCGAACACCTTGGCGTCGTCCGGCTCCCGGCTCAGACGCTTCATATTCGGTTGGTGCTCCAGGCAGACCTTGTCGACCAATCGCCTTGCCAGCGCCCGGAGTTGATCGGCGCTGTCGTACAGGCGAAGGCTCACGGCGAACGCCAGGGCTACATCATCGGGCCGGTACTGGTCGCCGCTGCGTGTGTTGTAGAGCTTCCTGACCGATTTCATCCAGCCGGGGAGTGTCACCACCCCTGAAGCAATCTTTTGCATGGGCAATCTCCTTGATCCCACTTGGAGGGAGGTGAGTTGTTCAGCCCTGCGCCGGGCGCGGACTTTTGAATTTAATCACCTCAAGCTCAGGCGACTCGGAACAGATCAAGCTTGACGCTTTCGACCTGGCGCTCAAGGCTGGCGATGGTCTTCAGGCCGCGCTCGCGGTCGGCCGCACTCCAGCCGGACGATGCTTCGTGAAGGCGTTCGATGCTTTCGCGCAGATGGCGCAGGTGGGATTGGCGGTTCTGGTGAACAATCAGCGTGGTGGTCATGGTCATGCTCCGGCTAGGTACGGGATAGGTGCGAACGGAATATCATCATCAAAGCTGTCGAAGTCTCGCGGCGCACCTTGCTGGCTTTGCTGTGGCGCCGCCTGCTGTTGCCGTGGCTGTTGCCGTGGCTGTTGCCGTGCTGCGCTGTCCTGATTGCCTGGGCGTGATTGCTGCGCTGGGCGCTGGCCCTGCTGCTGACCTTCCTGAGGCCTTCCGCCCAAGAGCTGCATCGTGCCCTGCATATCCACCACAATCTCAGTGGTGTAGCGCTTGATGCCGTCCTTCTCCCATTCGCGGGTTTGCAGCTTGCCCTCGATGTAGATCTGCGAACCCTTGCGCAGGTACTCCCCGGCGATTTCCGCCACCTTCCCAAACAGCGATACACGGTGCCATTCGGTTTTTTCAACCTTCTGGCCGGACTGCTTGTCGGTCCACTGTTCGCTGGTTGCCAAGCTCAGGTTGGTTACCGCGTTGCCGTTTGGCAGGTAGCGAACCTCAGGGTCTTGGCCGCATGTACCGACCAATATGACTTTGTTAACGCCTCTCATGCTGCCTTACTCCTCAGTGCCTTTTCATAGTCGTCGACCAGGAGCTTGAATTCCCAAAGGTCTTCTTCCAGCTTTTCGATGTAGTCGTTGTCGCGCTCAAACTCTCTCCACCAGAGCTGGCGGCCGACCGGTTTGAGAAGCGGGCAATACATCCCTATGTGCCACCACTTGCGGTCAGTGACCCACATGCAGCCTTGCACCTGGTCGATCACTTCGCTGGCGTCGTTGTTGATATGGAAGGAGCGGAGCTTGTCAGGAGCCAAAAAGCACTTGTACTCGCTCCCCCCATCCTGACCGATGAATCCGTCCGCGCTGGCCCCGAAATAGCCATCATCAGTTTTGACGAGTCCCACTTGAGTGACGATCAGGCCGGTCTGTAGCTCATGCTCCATTCGAGCATCAGGCTCAAGTTCGTGTCCGCGCCGCATCTGCCACGTTTCAAAACCACCATCCAGCGGCGCACCACCGATCCTCTCAACAGCAAGCTCGAAGGCGTAGGTGAGGGCGGCATTAGAGGGCTCGCCCACCTTCTCGCCGTCCAAAGCTTTCTGGACTACCTCGGCTTTCGGCCCGGCCTTGTAACCTGCCAGGTCACGGGCGCGCGCCTCACTATGCCCGGCCAAAATCGCGTCAACGTAGGTGCGTTGCTGGACTGTGAGCCCATTGACCTTTGAGCGCGCGGTGCTGAACATGCTGGCCGTGATGCATCCGGCACGCTCCTTTAGCCAGGTTTCACTGCCTTGAGCGCAATTTATGATGATCATGGTTTTGCCTCCAAGGACTCTTTTCGTTTGGTGACTTCGATCTTCACTGCGTCGTAACCGGTTTTGTCACCGCTCGCCTGCAAGACTTTCAGTGCGGCCTGCCACACATCCTTAAGTTCGTCAGGAGAATTGGCCTGATTGACCCGCTCAATGATGTCGGCGACCGCCTGGGCCCGCATGTCGTCTGTGTCAGAGCCATCCGATGACTGAGCATCGTCGTCGCGGGTCTCGCCGGTAGTGATGTTCAGAAGTGCGCTAATCACGTAACGCTTGCCGTAGGTGGTCGAGGAGCCAACAGCCTGTACGTCGTTCCTGCCCTTGCCGATGTCAGCTGGCAGAGTCATCGTTGTTTGTTCACGGTGCCCGTCGCGGTGCATCAAGATGCCAGTCACGGCGATCACCTTTTCTAAGTTCTCGACCTTGAATGTGATCGCGAAGCCGTGTCGCTGCATAATCGGCTTTACGACCCGGGAAATGTCATCCAGGGTGGCGTAAGCGTTTCCCGTGTGAAGGTTGACTGCTGCTTCAAACACCGTCGGTATTTCGCACTGCATTTGCGCCATCGCGGCGTTAAAAGCTTGCTCGGCGGTCTTGGCCTGCATGCGTTCGTGCATAGCTAGCAGGCGCTCCATCTTCTCGATGTCGCAGGTCGGATCGGCGGCCGCCCGGCTGATAACCGCCATGATGCTGTGATCAGCTTGCGGCGATGCCTGACTGACAGCTGTGCGCCGCTCTTCCGGCATGATTATTGCGGTAGTCATGGTCACCTCAGAAATTGATGGTTACGTTCGGGATTTCGCGGCGAGCGATCTTCAGAACAATCGCCCTTGCCATTTCCTCGGTGAGGTTCAGAGTCATGAGCGCTTCTTTTGCAGAGCCCATGATTGCGGTTTTGTGTGCCTGATCGAGCTCGCGGGCTTTCTGCTGTCGCATCTCTTCGGCCTTAGCGTCTTCCTGCCTCTGCACCTCGGCCAGCCGTGCGCGCTCCACAGCTTCGGCCTGGCGCAGCTCGGCAGCGACGCGCTCCTGCTCGGCGCTCTGAATACCTGCGATGCGATCCTGCTCGGCCTGAAGCTTCTGGCGTTCGGCCTGCTCCTCTTGCAGCTTGATCTGCAAGCGCTGGCGCTCGGCTTCTGCCTCGGCATCCCGGAGCTTCTGCTCGGCGGCGCGCTGCTGGGCTTCGGCCTGATCTTTCAATTCCTGCTCACGGCGTGCAGCGGCTTCGCGCTCGGCCTGGGCTTTTTGCTCGGCTTCACGCTGGGCACGCTCAACGGCCTGGCGGGCAATCTCGGCGTCACGCTTTTCCTGCTCGCGCTTCGCCTGCTCTGCGTTGAATTGGGCGATGGCTGACAGCTCCGCTTCGTGCTTGGTGCGATCGGCCAGAAGGGTGCGCAGGGTCGCAAGTGAGCGGTCTTTGGCCTGGGCTGCCTCCGCCAAGAACTCTTCCCAGCTGTCGTTGATTTCAACCAGCTCCAGATCGGCGATGATCTGAGCGACATTTGCGGCGCTGGGCGTCTCGGCGAACACCGCCAGGTCCTTGATGCGCTGAATTCCGTCGTTGTGGGCGTCAATCCGCTTGTCGTTCGCTTCCTCCCAATCAGTCAGCGGCTTGCGAGTCGCGTCACGCAGGGCGTCCATTTTGGTGACGAACTCGCGCAGCTCGGTTTCGACGACCTTTGGCATTTCCTTCAGGCGCTTCAGGTAATCCCGGCCCGGTTTCTCGACGGCGGTTTTCGACTTGCTGACCTTGGCGGCCAGAGAGGCGATGCGGTCACGACCCTTGCGGGTGGTCAGGTCCGGCACTTCGGCGGTGACCTCAGCGGTGACAGCCTCGAGAAACTGGTTCAGGCCGCCAGTGACGTAGATGGCCGGTGCATTGTCGGCGCTGATGTCGTCGATGGTGATGACTTGCTGTGCTTCAGACATGGTTGCTCCTTGCGCCATGCCGTTGCCGGGGCGCTGCGATTGAATAGGGAAGGGGTTACTG